TGTTGCCTGACTCTTGGCGGAATACGCTACCTACAGAATCACCGTGAATAACAAACTCTTCATCACCAATATAGCCACTAGCTGCAGCGTTAACTTCAATACCTACAAGTTGACCGAACTCAAATCCAGCATTGTTACCTACACCACTACGGCGAATACCACCAATTAGCCCTAGAGAGTTTTGGTCAGCAAAAAACAGACGAAATTGAGATTTCTTTTTTACGACTACCGTACGAATAGTAGCAAGGTCTTCATTGTCAACGTAGTCTTCAAAGATAGATTGAATAGGTTTAGATAGTGTGGCAAGTTCAATGTCGCCAATGCGCTCAGTACCTGACACTGGACGCAAGCCGTCTGGCGCTAGGAAAATAATATCACCATTAAACTCAGCAACACTGTCAGGCGCAATACAACCAAGATTATTAGTCACATTTTGTAGTACAAAATTAGCAATGTTATCACCAACAAGGCGTTTAATATTGTTTGTACCAAAAACAATTAACTGATCACGAAATGCTTTAAGTTGAACTACTTCAAAACCTACGTTAATTACACCTGCACCTGCAGCCGGATTAAAATTAGTTTCATCAATGGGTGCACTAAAGTATATGTTATACGGCTCATTAGGATCACCAGATAAAATTAAATGGTTTTTAAATGCTGCTACAAGTGAGGGATCAGTAGGAGCATCAGAATCTGTAATCTGGACATACGTAGTTCCATCATATACTGCGGCAGGATTAACACCATCCACTAATGCAAACTTAGGTGTACCCCAGTTAAATGTTTCAAATCGCACTTGTTCTACGCCCGTCATAGTTGGGGAACCTGCCGTAGTTACAGCTTGCCAACCCTTAACCGTAGGAGTTGTCTGGACTGTACCTGTAGCAGAAGAATTAGCACCTGTTAATATATTATTTGCTGCAAAAATACTTTCAGGAAGTTTACCAAAATCAATTACTAAAGCATCAGAAGTTTTAGAGATAACCGTACCAGAAGCAGCTACACCAGTATTGTCACTAGAACTTACTACCCCTGTTACAGTTTCACCTACAGTAAAGCTATTACCCTCACCTGTATCCAGTGTCACATCATAGTAATGGTTATACCAGTGCAGATAGTTATTGCCAGACGCTGGTTTACGGCAACCAAAAATACCTTGATTAACATTAGCGGAAACATGTAAACCCAAAACGGGTGTGTTAGCTTCGCCCGTAAGTTCACCATAAGATTCTGTGTAGCCCGATACACGACGATAGCCACCATTGAGAGATGGCTCATAGTTAATCATGCGATAAGCAGACCCAGCAAACTGCGATCCATGAGTTAGAGGGTCCACGTTATTGACAAGACCACCCAAGCATGGCATAGGAAACGTGGCTAGATTATCTGCCATTACAGTGCGCCTGTGTTTTGATTAAAATACTTGTTTGCTTTTACAGTAGAAGTAATGTACGAAGGACTATCTAATAGTAACCTACGCATTGTGTCAATACCTTTTTCAAAGTTTTGTTGGTGTATAGCTGCGCTTTGTTCATTACTGCGAAAACGCATCATGTACATCATTGCACCATCAAGTACCACGTGTCTAAAACGATCTGGTATAATAATCGTACTGTCGTATTCAACTAGGTCACTTGGGAAAGACCAATAACGATATTCAATTTCATATGCATCATCAGGCAGTGGAGTGATGCCAAACTTACGTTCTTCTGTTTTGTAGATATACTGAGGTGTAGCATAGCCACCCGTACCCGAGGTATCTTCATTTGGTCTATAATAACGAAGGTAGTCTACAAATGTAAGTACTGTAAGTTTTTTAGGTTCATTGTCTTTAGAAGACAAGCGTTTTAAATAAAATGAATCCCAATCAATCTTAGATACGTCAGCAGGCCAATCGTATGTTCCAGTACCAGATGCAAGGGTCTGAGTGTACGTAGTAAATGTAAAAGGCCACTCTTGGGACGTTTGTAGTATTTCACGGGTACTAGAATTAATGGCATCCTTAGCAATAGCCTGCAAGTTACGTACATCGTTAAAACCATCTCCACCAATATCTAGTGTAGTTTCGTTTATACGACGAAGTAATTCATTTACAAGTTCTATATACTGAGCCATTATAGTATCCTTAAAAACGTACTAAAGGGCCAGCCTCCGAAAAGACCAGCCCAATAGATTACGTAAAGTTAAGCCAAGTTGTAACGTGCTGTTACGAGGGCTTCAGGACGCAAAATCTTGCGACCATATAGATGCATACCACGAACAATGTCAGCAAAGCTGTCTGGGTCACGATATGTTTCAGTCTTGTTGATCTGCTCTGCAGTTGCAACAGCTGAGTCATGACCAGCTACGATTACACCGTAGTTGTCATCTTGAGCAGTTGTACCTGTAGTTGCAGCACCAGTACCTACTGAAGGCAGGTTGTTGGATACGTGTACACGGAAACCGTGGAAGTTATTCAACACCAAACCATTCATCAAGCCTGAACCACCGAAGTCTGCGTTCAAAAGACGTGAATCTTCATCACGAAGGATTTCCATCATTTCAGGTGAAATGACAACCCAACGACCTGTAGTTGGTACGCTCTGACCATCCATGACACGAGCCATGCGGGACAGAACCATTGCAGGTGATGCATATGCAGTTGGCAAAGCTGTTGCACCCGGCAGACGTGCTGCGAGTGGAATAGAGTCACCAGTTGTACCTGCAGAAGCTGAAGTGGTAATGTTACCAAAGTCAGACATGTCCAGCTTGTTAGCTGCCAAGAGTTCGTCAGTACCAGCTGTAGAGTTGGCTTTAGTGCCATTTACTGTAGTGTTGACGCCATCAGCATTGCCATGCAAAGCAGACTGAGCATAACCAGACAAGTAGCCAAGAACTTCTTGGTCATACTGGTCAGCCAAACGATAGGCAGCACGATCACTTGCAAGGCTTTGGAAATTGACGTGGCTATGAGCCTCCTCAATATCGTCTACTTTGAAAGCAAAATAGTTAGCTTTATCAACAACTAACGAGAAATCTGCATCAGCCAAATCTTGCGGTGCGATTGTTGTACCACGTAGATATGCCGACACGGAAATTTCGGGTTCTTTGATGATTTTTACTGTATCGCCCATGTTGGCGATTTCTCCAAAGTAATCATTATTAGTGATCGCTTCAGTGATAGATGCTTTGCGGAATGCAAGTTGCACCTGTTTGGAATAGATAACTGGGGAAAAGTTACCATTGGGGAGGTTGGTATAACCCCCTGCGGAACCGAATGCCATTGTAATTCTCCTTAGCATTAGTTTTACAGATGCAAACTATGTATTACTTATTGTAGAGGCTAATCGTTTATGGGTGCATTTAATGCCTAAAATATGATGATCAGTCATACTCTAGTTTAAATGGGCCATACGTTTTTAGGTGATCCGAAAAGTTATATTGTTTGCTATATTAGTGTTTATAGTATGGGTAACCGTAGTTAATACCTAGCGGGGCCATACTATTACACTTATTCACATATAGTTATATCATATATAATCTATATGTCAATACCATTTATCGGGCAGAACCGGATAAATCGTAAATAAAGTTGCCTGTACGAATAGCTTCCATAATTTCGTCAGCATTTTTTTCGTACTCTATTGCAGACATCTTTTGTACTTCAGACTCACGAATAGCACTACCGCTACCATTAGCCTGAATATTGCTGCGCTCACTTCGTGTATTTACAGAACGAGCTGCGTCCTTTGAGGTGGATTTCTTTTTAGTAGAAATGCCACGATCTCCTTTATAAAGATCAATTGCACGAGCCGCAGAACGAGCATCGTTATCATTTTCGTACAATGCATCCTGTACCCATTTGGGTTGTTCATCTGCCCATTCATGAAAGTCATCGTCATCACGAATGTCATTAAAATCTGGATGCAATTTAAGCAATTCAACTTCAGCTTTTTCACGTACTGCAGTTTCACGCATTTCGTCTACTGCCTTTACACGATCTTCTAACTGAGCCGCTTGCTCTTTTGCTTTCTTAATTGCAATTGTTTCAACAATAGCAGAAACGTCAGGATAACGTTTAGACCAAGCTTCAATGTCTTCATCTGACTTTGGTAGCTTGATCTCTTGTTTAGTTGACTCGTTTAATTGTTTCTCAAGTGCTACAATACGATCTTCATATTCTTTTTCTTTAGCTTGCTGGTGTCGCCGTAGATCACCATAACGTTTTTTAAAACTACGTTCTTCTGCATTTGCAGGTTCAACTTCTTGAGGTTCGTTAGCTTCTTCTACTTCACCTTTTTGTTCTGCCATCAAACGTTCTAGTTCTTCTTCTTCTCGTTTGTGTCGATCTTCGTTTGAGTACTTCTTATTAGCAAATGCTACTTTCTTAGGGGCTTCCATAGTTGAAGCCATTACTTCCATATTTTCTGACATTTAGTCTTCCTTACTGGGGCCACCGTAGCCTTGTTGGAGGGGGATGGGTAGGCCAGTCAAATGAGGTGCTTACTTTTTCTTTTTTCTTTTTTTGGCAAAGCCACCTCTGTTTAGTCCACTTATTCCTAGTGCACTATCCAATTCTGCACCACCTGTTACTTCGGTAGGTGATAGGTTGTCTGTTACTGCTGCTACGGCTGCTGTTTTATCTGCTGTAGACATCCCTTGAAGATTGCCCACATTAGATGTAGGTGCAGCTGGGAAGCTCGGACCATCATCGTCATCTCCACCACCCTGTACAGGCGCAGTAGTAGTAGGTGTAGTAGTAGGCGTATCTGAACCTTGTACAATTGTATCTACATTATCCATAGCTTTTTCAAGATAAGATTTAATAGCTTGACTTGACGCATCCTCACCAAAGCCGGATAATGAGGACATAGCTGTAGCTCTACTTTCATCATAATTTAAATCAGCTATACTTTTACGAAGATCATCTACGGCAGTTGTAACATTAGCAGGTGCATTTTCTAACGTAGCTCTAGTTTTATCTTGAATTAGAGAAGTGCGTATAGGTAGCGTATCAGGTTCAGTTAACGAGGGTACAGTTACAGTAGGTTCCTCTGGCATAGCCACAGTTGGTTCATCTGGTTGTATGTCCATGCCTTCAGGAACATCAAATGCAACCGGACCTTCAGGATCAGTAGGAATTGCAGGAGCACTTGGGGCAGGACTGTACCAAGAACTAATATCATACGTGCCATCTTCTTTTAATGTAGAACCTGCAATTGCTGCTTCATCTGCAGTTGCTAATGCGTCTGCAAGAGCGTCTGGGTCTTGAGTACCACCCGCAGTTTTATCTACAATATCAATTTTTTTGCTTGTGGCGTCATCTGGTTCATTTGAATCTGAACTTGCATTTACTACTGTATTAACTTTTGCTTTTTTCTTTTCTTCCTCACCCAAACCAAGTGCATCAGATACAGTATCTATAATTCCACCAACTACAGTAGACAGTATACCTTTACCTTTGTCTGTTGTCAAACGAGTTTTTAAGTCACGTAAAGCTTTAACTTGCCCTGCAATGGGGGTCTTTTGTGCTTGAGCGATTTTTTCGTCAAGCATTGCTACAATGTCTTTCTTTTGTTTTTTATTAGCAAGTGCAATAGCTCCACCTATTAAAGGATTAATAGCAGCAGCAATACCTGCAACCACATTACCAACAGTACCTGCTCTTTCCGCTTCTTTAATCCACATATCTAAAGCTTTACCGTCAGTGGCTGAAGTGTCCATACCAAAGCCGCCAGCTTTCTGGAATTCAGATTGTGGTGGAGGAGGCGGTGGATCACTGTCATCACTTACCGGGATAGCTTGTTCTGTTTCTGTTTCTACTGGTGCTTGCCCTGCGGGAGAGTATCCTGTAGGAATCGGATAAACTGGTTGACCATTAAGAAATGGAATAAATAAACTATTGCCTTCTGCATTTTTATACTCACGTACATCTTGATTTGATGGATCAAACATAGGAGTCACAAAAGTGCCTTGATTAGCGTGAATAACACCACCCTGTGCTTTCTCTTGTGGTTCTTCCTCACCGTCAACAATAATTAAATCCATTACATTAAACGGCATATCGTCAGGTATTACAGCTTCATCACCATTACCCATCTGACCCATAGCATCCATTTGTTTTAGGCCTTGCTTAGCGTCTTGTCTTATACGCATTAAGTTTTCTAAGCCAATATAACGAACTACATCCGCTGGAAAAACAAACTCACCCTCACTAAGCATAGCAGGAATATCATCTCGTACTTCTTTACGAGTACTTCCGACTGGTACATCGTTACCAGATACCTCGTCTACCATGCCACCTTCATCACGAAGGCCACCGTCTTCAAAGAGTTCCATTTGTTTTTCGTACATAACGATTTCCTTATTGAGCTTTTAGTACTTCGTCACGCAATAGTTTAAGCCTACGTAACTGATATATGGCACCTTGTGCTCTATGTAGTATGAGAGTATCATTACTTTGTTCCATAGATCGGTGTTGTTGCGAAATTAATAAATCTAAATATTCTTCAAACTTAGACCATTGGGCTTGGTTGCTGACCATCGCCTTGAGCTTGTTGAGGTGCTCCTTGTCCTTCTGCATTACCACTAAATCCTTGTTCTCCCGGTACTGGTGCTTGGCCTACGCCAATGTTACCACCACCTGCTCCTGATGTGTCCATTGGGTTTGCTCCTGCAGGTGCAGGTCCACCTTCTGGGGCTGGTTGCTGTGCTTGCATACCTTTCATAAGTTCTGCTTGCAATGCAGCCTCGTCCATATTGTTGGTTACTTTGTCAGGGTCAAGTTCAAGAGACTTTGCAATCTCACGAATAATGTATTGAAACTTAGCAAATGGTGCAAGTGCAGGGTTGGAGGATACTTGCAAGAATTGCATCAAGCGTTGGCTACGTACTTCATTAGCCATAAGGGATTCAGTACCACGTGCTTTAACTTCTAAGTCCCCACGCATTTCTGGATCAAAGTCAAACTGCATGTTAAAGCGGAATAGACCTTCACCCATTGGGCGCAGTAGATAGTCATCAATATTTTTAATTACGTTCTTGATACCGCCACTAGCAGCACCCATCAACATACTAATACCGCTTGCAGTACGACCCACACCAGACACGCCTGTTTGACCGTGCGCAAAAGAGGGAAAGCCTGTTGATTCATCTGCAAGTACTCGTGCCTTGTCAAACAGTTGTAAGTTTTCGCCTGCGACATTGGGGAACTTAGTGCCGAAGATAGCCTGTCCCGGTGCACCACCTTGTCTACGGAAGACTTTGCCGGGGTACACACTTAGGTCTTGACCGGGTACTAGATTAGTTTCATCTACCTCAATCAAAAGATTACCTGACAATACAGCATTATCTACAGCCATACGCATGAAACCATTCATAAGTGTTTGAGTATCATCCATATTTTCAGCAATACCTACACCAAAGAATGAGTATGGGTTCAGTTCGTAGGGTACAGCTTGATAAGGAATACGTGCAGGTTTAAATGGGTTAAGTACCATACGAATAAGTTTGTTATTGCAAATCCACACGTTTGCTTGCAATTCATCAAAGGCCGTTAATTCTTCTGGAATATCTACACCTTGCTCTTCTAGCATTTCAACATCTACCATGCCCCAATACTCTAGGACTTCGTAACGTTCAATACCATGTTCTGGTGCGTAGTCAGAAAGATCATCTTCCCAATATTGTTTATCGTAATTTTCACCTAATGAGATTGCTTCGTCAATAACTGCACTACGGAAGTATGGTCTTTTCTTTAGTGCCCGCATTTGTGTGCGAGAAAGTTTATGCCGTTCAATTACATACTGAGCATCGTCCATGCTATTAGAATCTGGATCAGGGTAAAAGTTCCAAACAGATACATGAGATACCTGTGGTACAGTTTTAAATACTGGATCATAGTTACCTTCTGCGTCCCAGTTAGGATATTCTTTATCTACAGCAAACGGACCCTTCATTACGCCAGTACCAAACAGTGCCATTTCAAAGGCAGTACTACGTAGGTGTTTAGATGCAGAAGATTCCTCTAGTTGATCTTGAATTTTCTTTTGCATCTTTTTAGCTGCAATCATGGCAGGACTAAAAGTAACTGCTGTAGGAGTTTTACCTACACCAGCTTGTACATTGTCAACACCTTCAAACTTATCCTTAATGGGGCCAAGCATATCATTTAAGGTTTTAAGGGTTGCTCCTGCAGGAAACTCTTTACCATCACCTTTAAACCCGTAAGGGTTAATCTCTTCATCTAAGCCGTTCTCACGCATTTGCTCAGGTTCAGCAGGATCAAAGTGTACGTCTGCAACCACACCTTCTGGAAGTTCTGTAGGCTCAATAGATAAAGGAAACCGATTGTTAGCAAATAGTACATCTACAATCTGCCCGTACGCAGCTAAGGTTTTTGTCTTAGTGACTTTAATAAATACACGAGACTTTTCAGCATCTGTAAATTGTACATCGGGTCCATAGATACCACGATAGTTACGATACGAGCGCAACCAACGTTCTTCATCTTGGCGGCGATAGTCCTCTGAACGATGGTAACGTTCCATTACATATGGAATAATCTTTGAAGTATCTGCGTCAAATTCGGTAGAGTTATCTGTATCCTCTAGCGCAATTGAATTGTCTTCAATAAAGATGTCATTTTCTTCAGCCATTTACTTTTCCTTAGTAACCAAACGTTGCGTCTGCTACACGCATACCCCTTGAAGGACTTCCGTGTGTATCGTAATCAAATATACTAAATCGTGGTCGGGACATTATACCATAGCGTAACGCATCATACAAGTGGTCTTCAGAGTGTGTATCAATGTCTTCTGGGTTCTTTTTATCCAAAGGTATTGCAGGCAATTGTGATACTATATTTGTACAAGTATTAAAGAATACCATTCTAGGATTTTCTGTGAACTCATCTATTTGTAATCGTCTATGTACTTCGTTTTTACCAGCTACCCGTGAACCTTTAGAACGATCTGATGGCCTCCAACGACAGCCCCGACTAATCATTTGTTCTGCAAGGCTAGGCCCAGTGTCACCACGTTTATGCCACAAAGAAGAGTCAAGTACGCCGTACTTAATGTTTCCATCTTCGGCTTCTAAGTCTAGTACCATATCAGCTAGGTCAGTAGCCAAAACTTTACTAACGTACAATTCTCTATAGATTATTAACTGTTCATCAGGAGAAACTGCAAACCAAACAACCCCCGATTTACTTCCGTACCCATAGTCACATGCCCTAAACTTAACCCAGTTGCTGGGTATTTTAAATGGCTCAATGACGTGGGCGTTTCTGTCAAACTCAGTAAAGGCTGCGCCTTCTTTAATATCCCAGTCACCCTCTAACAATTGCCTACGCTGTTGTTCAGGCAATGACAAAAGCATTGCTTCGTAGTCACCTTGCTTACTTAGATAAGGATTGTCTGAAAGACGTGCAGGTATAAACCTACGTTTGAATAAAGGTTTTCCTGCCTTTTCGTGTCCTGCAGGATATTTAAGTTCTTCACCAGATTCAATATCAGTTGCATTATACGCCTTACCTGCAGGTGCGGGGTCAATAAACATTTTCTTAACCCAATGATGGCCCCTGCCGCCGGGGTTAGTAGTTGCTCTCATAAAGATAGGCAAGTCAGGTGCTGTCGATCTCAAGCGACTTCGCATATAATTCCAAGCGAAGGGACTGGCCCATTGTGTTAGTTCGTCAAAACCTATCCAACTAAATGCCAAACCTTGATAACGTAATACGTCATCTTCTCTGTCTAGGTAGGACATCCACAGTCTTGCACCAGAGGGTGCAGTCCATTGCATCTTACGTTCTGACCATTTAATACCGGGCCAGATTTTGGGGTACATTTCCTGCGACTTAAAGATAAGCTCACGAAGTTCTTCCGTAGTATGACGTAGGAGCAATCCTGAGAAGGCTGGGTGGCCCATGTAACGTAACGGGTCTGCCAACATGGCGTAGCTCTTACCCCCACCAGCAGAGCCTCCATACAGCACTTCACGTTCACCTGCTGCTAGAAACTCTGTTTGTGGTCCTGCATTAGGCTTGAAGATTACGTTATGTTGTTCTTCAATTGGAATCTCTGCAACAATCTTTGCAGGTTCAGGCTTTGACTTGGCCTGTGTCCGTTTCTTCGTAGTAGTCTTCGCCTTCGTTTGCTTTGGCTCCGAGTCTTCTACCTTCAATTTCTTCCGCTTTGGCGATTGCCTTTTTCGCATAGTCTGCCCATCTGCGTAGGCTTCTAGCTTTGTTTTTTCGTTGTCGTTCATTTTCCAACCGTTTACGTAATCCTACGTGAGATATATCCCTACCTGTATTTCGTGTCAGCCAATTCGCTACTTCACGATATGAATATTGCTTGAGGTACTTTTGTGCTTGCTCAAGCATGTCAAGTTCATGCTCAATAGGTAAGAGCACATCAGGATCATCGGGGTCTACTTTGTAGCCATATGGAACGGTCCTAGATATACGGGGAATAGGAACCCATTCATTGTCTTCTTTTATGTCTGTTGGTTGGGGTAACTTCCACTGTTTTAATGGTTTAGTCATCTTCTTCCATTTGTTTTGGTGGCATTAACATTACTCCACCTTTAGCTTCCACTTGCATCTTCTCTGTTTTAACGAGGCCAGTACGATCAAGTAGTTCTTTAGCTGCTGACATCTTATCACGAATACCAAGCTCTGTAGGATCGTATAGGGCACCTACCATAGCCATAGCGGCTTTAGGAGCATTACGTGCCATGTACGTAGATGTAGCATCTAGTATTTCTTCTTTAAGAGAGTTAAGAACTTCAGTAGATGAAGTAGCATCTGAATAACCTGCAAGTTTTTTTGCAATAACAATATCCCCACCAGCCTCGTCAAATAAGACTGCAAGTAGCTTTTGTTGTTTTTCTGTTAATGCTCGTGCCATTATAACTCTTTCTTTTAGATATTACAAGTATAATAATTTTTTATTATTACATTAGTTCAAAGTGTGGGCCATCAATAAAGGGTCTACGGCCTTGTGACCTACGTAAATCTACGTATGCCATCATTGCATCTTCAGCTGTACCTTCATATGTACGAATGTCACCCTCTGACCAAGCTGCACCCCACTTGATTGCCACACCAAGTTCTTTAGCTGCCTCTTTCATTGCATCACAGAGATCATCATAGACATTTAGTTCCCATACGCCCTTACCATCTACATAGGCCATGAGGTCTACGGCACGACCCTCTAGGTGCTTAGACTTCATTGTTTGTGACTTACCTGCAGCTACAAGTTTCTTTTGCTCTTCTACTGTACGTAGACCATAGATAACTCCAAAGTCTATCTTAGTAAGTTCAATAGCACGTTTTACTACAGCTACTAAGCTTTCATCTACGCCTTCCATTTTTGATAGGCTACGGTTTGATAATTTAAATGCCATATTATTTTCTACCTGTAAAGAATTTAGATACTGATCTCATGCCAATACTTGCACTAACGATTCCACCGAGGGAGTACTGATACCACGTAGGCATAGTCTCTAGTGATGTAAATCCAGCTTGTACTATCTGATTACCCCATTCGCCACAGAAAGCTAAGATAAGAGGAATACTAAACAATAAAGTAATCCACTCATCCTTCCAGCTATTCTGAGTGCTGTTCATTGCAGCTATGTCCCAGTCAAGCTCACCTGTGGCTTGCTTAACACGTATCTCTGCGTTAGCCTTTTGTACTGCTACCTTGCCATCTAAGTAAGACGAAGCTAGTCCACCTACGGCACCTATGATCTGACCTATCATTTGCTATACTTCTCCTCGTGTACAACCTTAGTGGGTGTAACTGTAGTCTTAGACTCTTTGCCCATCCAGATGCCAAAACAACCAGTTAGAGCACCCATACATACCGATACAAGTCCTGACTGTGCTACGCTTGGATCGGGCAGGGACATAAACCAATGTACTGCTTGATACGTCAGCACAGTGACTGCCAGCATCATTAACCTTGGTAGAACTTTCCAGTCATCTAATATCGTTTGTGCCATTACCACTTGCCTTGTTGCTTACCGAGAAAATAAATCCCCACGCCAAAAAGACCAACTCCTGATACCACAACCAAGATACCAAGACTCCACTCCATAATAGTCTGCTTGATCTCAGCCTTACGATACAGAGTTTTCTGACGATCCTTACGCACTTCAGCTTCAATCTTGAGTAGTTCTTCCCAAGCACTGTGACCATACCCAAATTGAATATACTGTTTAATTTCAGCACGTAAAGCCTCTGCTTGTTTCTTCTTAGCAAATATGTCCATTGCACTTGGGCCTGAACTACCAAATAATATGGCATACCAAGGTTGATCCTCAGCCCTCTTATGTGCAAAGTTAATATCAGAGATAGCCCCAGCAAACTTAGCTAAATCATTGGATATACCACCAATGTCCTTACCTAACTGGATACCCTTCTTTATAGCTGATACGGCTGTCTGTGCCGCAGCAAACGCTGTAAAGGGATCAATCATTTAAACTTAACCTCTATGGGACATACGTAGTTATAACTTACTCTATAAATCCTATCGTAGAATAAACCGTTCTTAGGAAGACCACAATCGTAGTAACAATACTGAAATAACCTATTGCCACTGTCCGTCCATGCGTGGGCAAATGATACAAAGACCAACGCACACAACAAGTCTATTTATCCATTGGAGATATAATAGAATTATGATCACGGTTTATATATTTAAGCTCATTTTCAATTAAAGCTACACGTTGCTGCAACGCAGTAATACTAGAGATAGTTCTAGTCAGGGCATCTAGCTCTTCCCATAACTCTTCTATGTCTGTCCAGACGTACTGTATTTCTACGCCATTACCTTCAACGTCACGTTTAAGGTTAATGTTATCCTCAATAGCCATACGTGAGCCTAGCTGATTAACTGTTTCTTCTAGGCTGGAGATAGTAGCTGCCTGTTGAGACACCCACCATACTCCACCTGCAAGTTGAGCAGCCATTGCCAACACAAGGGCAATAGGCAGTTTTATATTGTCCATAGCCGTACTAGCCTTTATTTACGTGCGCCTAAAACGTTTAGCCTTTTGAGCTGCCGCTTTAGGTTGTTTAGAAAATTGCTTACCCGCTTTAGTATCTTTTCTTTTTTTAGCCGTACTAGCTGCATACTCTCCACTAGACATAGCTTTAATTGCTTTAGCCGGGAGATAACGTTCACCCGTAGCTTTTGGGCCTTGCGTAGAAGGTTTACCACTTTTGGTTCTCCAATCTTGCTTTGTCCATTTGTTAAGACTTTTCTGAGATTTGGAGAGGGCCATTATTTATAGCCCCCACCCTTTGCTTTGTATTGCTTTGCGACCATTTGGGCCTTCCTTGCGCTCCACTGTCCGGGCTTTCCACCCTTGCCGCCTGCCTTAACGGAGGCAACAAGACGCTTGCGCATAGTAGGCTTAGTATAATTACCAGCCGCATTAACCGTTGAAGATTTTTTGGTTGATTTCACCACGTGCAATTCCAATATCTTTTAGTTCTTTGTCAGTCATGTTCTGAAGTAACCAAAAGTCTGCACGGCGTTGCTGTGCTACTGCGATTGCTTCAAACCAATTAATTATCCATTTCATGTTTATAACTCCTTGTTGCATGAACATTACGTATACTTGTTTGTATACATAGGAGTTATACCATACTTAGTTATATCATACTACAGACAATAATGCAACCCCGCTATTACCCTACTGGGACGAAGGTTTCAGTTACAGTCAGGATGGTGTCGATATGCCCCACACTTACTGGGGTTACTTGTATCTTGTCACCCGATTGAAGTACTAAGTCTATGTCAATAAAGGTAGTGTTATCTCCTGCCCCTAGACTCTTACCAGATAGGAAGTGTGACGTGTAGTTATCTGCGGCTACGTACCACACAACGTCTACAGAGTTAGTACTACCTCCACCGTTTACTATATGTACAAAGGTAAGCTCCGCTACACAGTTAGCTGGACATGTATATACATCCTCTGTAGTAGTGCCACTATTGTGACCATACACAGAACGCATACGTGAGGCTTTACCTTGATTTACTAGACTCATTTCTTCTTCACAGCCTTCTTGACAGTCTTAACTACCCAAGCTTCATTTACTTCAGTGTCAGGATCATCAGCAATAAAATGACCGTTCTCATCACGAGCACGTACCATCTCAAGCTCTGCATCTGTTTTTACGATCTTTTTAACTTTAGCCGTTATTTTTTTAACAGTACTAGGTTTTTTACTTATGATGTCCTGAATACGTGAGTCATTAACATAGTAGTCGCCGTATGGGTCTTTACCCGCAAGTACATCGCCACGCCCATTAGTTACTACATCTTCTGTTACTACGTAGTTACATTCTTCTAGTTCATTCTTCCAGTCAGTAAACTTCATTGTTTTTTGCCTGTCTTCAAACACTTACCTGCAGCCAAGCAGTTACCCCGTGTTTCACAACCTTTACAAGTAGTCATGCGTTCTCTCCTATTTTTATACACATTGGAATAGCATATACATTTTTATTGCGTAAGTTGTTAGCAACCTCAGTTCCTTCAGCTATGCACTCTTGTTCACTATAAAACAATTGATCTGTTTTCGCCATAATGGTACAAGAAGTTGCAGAAGGGCTGAGACACGCTAACAATAAACCTATCCACACAGCATTACTTCTTTTTGACCATACCACCGTATGCCATTTTAGTTGATTTCTGAGTAGCCCCAACAGAGGCACCACAGTTAGCGTATCCACCGTCTTTATACTTTTTAGGCATACCACCCTTAGCCAGTCCCATTGGGCGTGACTTTGGACGAGGTGATGTTGTTGGTTTAGTTTCTACATAGTCTTTAGCTTCCGCTACAGCTTTTGTAATTGCTTCACGAAGAAGTGCACGATCCTTTTCGTCCTTTGCGGTTTTCAAACGATCACGCATTTCATCTAGTGACATCTTACCTACAACTGCTGCAGTTAGTCCTGCTGCACCAGCACCTGCTGCCCCACCTTTAATCTGACCACGAGCATACGCACGTTGTCCCTTAGTGGCTTGTTCAACCTTAGCTTGGCCCGGTGTTTGTTTACTTGCTGCTTTAGCTACACGTTTAGCTAGTTTACCTGCGATACCCATCAGTTAAATAATCCTTTTTTACGATAGTCCATATGTCCTGCACGTGGCTTACTCGTAGGCATACCACCTTTACTTAGTTTAGTTGGCTTACGTGGCAAGTCTTTTGCATCTAATCCCATGCTCTTATCAATAGTAACAGGTTTAGCTTTCTTATTAGCAATGCCCTGTTCCATAGAACGAACATTCTTATCTACTTCCGCAGCTTCAATACGTGAAATAATAGTTTCGTATTGC